TTATTCCTCCTCCCCTGTGCTGTCCTCATCGGTCTGCGTGCTGTCATCCGTATCATCCGTCTGCGCGTTCCGCCGCCCGGCCGCACCGCCTCCTGCCGCCTGCACACTGCCGCCTTCCGTTATGCCGCCCACAGAGTCTTCCGTCACAAAGCTGTCCAGCGGAAGCATCGTATCCACCGTACCGTCGCTGCCCTGAATGATCAGCTTGATGTCCGGCAGAATATCCTCCATGGCCTCATAAAACATACGCCTTTTGGTCACCTCCGGGAACTTGATATATTCCTGATACATAGAGTTAAACCGGGCCGCCTGACCGTTTGCCTCGTTAATGCGCTCCTGCTTATCGGCCTCCGCCTCCTGTAAGATCCTGTCCGATTCCGCCTCCGCATTAGGAATCTGCTCGTTGCGGTATTTATTGGCATTGTTTAATGCCGTTTCCTTCCCCTGTTTCGCCGTCTCCACCTCTTTAAAGGCATTTTCCACCTCCGCTGTGGGCGGCGTTGCATCCTGGATCGTAATATTTACAAGGGTAATACCGATATCGTAATCCTCCAGCTTATCCAAAATCATCTGCTTGATATTGGACTGGATCTCATTTTTCCCGGTGGTCAGCACGCTGTCCACACTGTAGGAACCGATGGTCGTCCTAATACAGTTCTGGGCTATATTTTTCAATACCATTTCCGGATCCTGCGACGCATAAAGCGCCTTTACCGGATCGGTAACCCGATACTCCGCATAAAAATCCACATAGATAAAATTATAATCCGACGTGATCATCAGTGCATCTTCGTCGTCCACCCCATCGCCTTCCCCCTGATAGCCGATGGACAATCCCTGAATTGTCGTATTCACCTTTGTCACAGTTTGAATAAGCGGAATCTTGAAGTGCAGTCCCGGCGTGGTCACCGCTCTGGGGGAACCGAATGTGCAGACTACCGCCTGTTCCTCCTCCTGAATCGAATAAAAAGAACCGCTTGCAAGGATGAAAAGAACGATCACCAGAAGGATCCATTTTAACACGCCGAATCCTTTACTTATACTTTCCTTCCTCTTAAGCGGATCATTTACCTGTCTGTTATTCCGAAACATAATTTTCCTCCGTTTCTGTGATGAAATCCTGCCTCCGTGTAAAATACATTTCAGGGATCAAATTGCACTTCCTGCTATTAGACTGTCGGCACAAAGAACATGTCTTTTATCAAAACTTTCCCTGCAAGTTCCGATAAGCTACAATATAGGAATTCTATCACAGCTGATGTGGAAAGTCTATTGGAAGTTATGGTCTGAAATAACCGGCCGTATATATATTTTTTTGAAAAACCATAATTGGAAGACTTTTTATGATAAAATCTCACTACGCACCTAACGACTTCTAAGGCCGCTTAAATACGGTGTTCTCAAAGTGGTTAAGAGTGGTAAAGGGTATGGAAATGTAGGTAATTCCTATTTTATTCCTGCACCACTCCTATACCGCTATTCCTATAAAATGAGACCTGATTTTTCATATTCATCATACCACATAAATTAAGCATCACAAACATTCTATTTTATTTTTTCGATTTCTGTTTTTAACCAATTAAGTTCTCTTTGCGTATAAACTTTTTCTGTGATGTCTGCAATTTTGTGACCGACCATATATTTGATGGCATACTCATCCACTTCATATTTCTTTGCCATTGTTACAAAATGTTTTCTGCCATCATGGGGTCTATGTTCAAGATTCAAATTTAATTCAGTTCGTATCAAATCAAAAGCTTTCGTGTAACGGTTGTAAGTCAATTTTATATTTTTCTTATTCCGAGCGTTCGGGTCAACCCAATTCAACAAATACTTACTACCAAGTTCTTCAGCTTCTTTATATTTCCTTTCCACTAAAGGACGAATTTTGCTATGGATAGGAACAATTCTTTCTGTACCGGCGTCACTCTTCATTCCACCCTGGAATGTCCAATTTGCTAAGTCTACACGTTCCAACTCAATCAACCCAAGCTCCTGGGGGCGCCACCCAGAGTAGCATTGAATCAATAATAGATCAACTCCTTTTTTGTCATCCACATGCTGCCATAGTAATTCGATTTCTTCATCTGTAAAAGCGATATGTTCCTTTTTCACTTTATGACATTCTTTCACAACTTCGTCGGTCAGCTTAAATGTTCGAGAATAGTTCCGATCTACAATCTCATATTCCAAAGCATAATCCAACATTAAGTTGAACAAGGTCTTGATTTTATTCTTCATCGTTGCAGAAGGGGTTTGCTCTTTCCCTTTGACAACAGCAACTCCTTCCTCCATACAGCCTTTTACATGTCTGGCACGAACATCCATAACCCGCATGGTGTATACGGATGAACAATATAGCCAGGCGTCTTTTGCTGCTTGAGTATCTTTGACTGTCTTCTCATATTCTGGAAACCACTTATCATAAAGTTCCTGCATAGTAATAGCCGGCTGCAAGTCATAGGGATTTTTGTTATATTCTACGAGGGCTGCATACGCATCGTTGTATGTAGGAAAATAGGATTCTGGTTTTAGTGGTTTACAAATTGGTCTACCAGTCGCTGTCTTGCCAACGGTAATCATAGCCCGGTAGGGATTTCGTAGGTTTCTGTTCTTGATTTCACTGATCTGACCGAATCCGTTTGGTAATCTTCTCCTTTTGTTATTTTTGTTTCGGGGTTTCCTCGGTTTTACGTCCGGCTGTATTGGATATCCACAGTGCGGACAAGATGCTGCTTTGTCACTTACCTGTAATTCGCACTCAGGGCATTGTATTAGCATTGTGCATCACTCTCCTTTCACAGTCAGCATTATAATAAAAAGTGTAGGAATTGTCAACTCCTACATCTATATTTTCTTGCTAAATTCTGCCGATTTTCTAACCTAGATTAAATACAGTACACAGGTGACAGCTTTTTCTGATAGCCTTAACATACAAAATCCGAAAAATTCCCGGGGTGAGATTTTGGAAAACAATTTAAAGGAGGGCTGTATGGACACCATATTTCAAACTGGTTCTGTACCGGTTGCGGTCGCCGCCAAGGTATACGGTAAAGACGCTTCTTGGATACGGGCTGGCATTATTTCTGGCTGGCTTCCTATTGGAAAAGCCACAAGGAATGGTCAACTCATAACCCAAATTGAAGAGATGAACAGCAGACTGGGACGGATTAACTTCTATATCTCACCCAAATTGCTGTACGAACAAACCGGGTATCTTTGGAAAGGAGAAAAAGCATGAGCACGACAATAAGACCTGAGTTATCAGAGAAAAATAAATATTGGATTGACCGTCACCGTTATTATGAGCTGAAACATTTTTGTTTACAGTATCCTACATGGAAGAAAGCTTATAGAACACTGGATGGAATGAGTAAAAGACCAAATGACCATCCGATACTTACCAAACTTAGTGTAGTGAGTGACCCAACTGCCAGGTGTGCTGTTACGAAAGCGTATTTAGCAGAACGAATAGCAATGATAGAGGATGTTGCAGAGGATACGGACGAAGAACTGGCAAGTTATATTTTACATGGAGTAACAGAGGGATGTTCTTATGATGTATTGCGGGTGAGGTATAATATTCCGTGCTGTAAAGACATTTACTATGACTTGTACAGACGATTCTTTTGGCTACTAAGCAAAGAAAGGGAATAGGACTCGCAGAGATTCCATCTCCTTTAATGAAAGGAGAGTGAGTTTTATGGAAAACATAAGAAGTATGTACGCACAAGTATTTGATTCAAGTAATCCAAATTGGGATAAGGAACGAGAGTTTAATTTGATGTATTTAAAAGCACAGGAAACCTATTTCAATGATATTTTAAAGTGTAGAGGTTATGTATTTCTGAGAGATATTCAGGAATGCTTGGGACTCAAAGTAACAAGGTTATCATTGTTTGTAGGGTGGTTTTATGATTTGGAGAATGCACTTGGAGATAACTACATCGATTTTGGAATCCAAGAGGACGAAGATGGAGAAGATATTTGGTTAGACTTTAATGTGGACGGAGACATCACTGAACGATTTGAAGATTGAGCCTGTAACAAGGGCTCTTTCTTTTTTTTAATCTAGCTTAGAAAACCAGTACGTGGGTGACTAAAAAACATGTTATTTTGGTATCTGAAAAAATCTATGAAAGGAGGAACAGTATGCAAGTGATTGTTGTATTCATTGCTGGATTTTTCGTTGGATGCGGGATTACAGTCGCAATCTTCAAACGGAAATGTGTTGGGACTTTACGGGTTGATACATCAGATCCGGACGGCCCCTTTATATTTTTGGAAGCGTCCAAGAGTATTGACTTCATCGCATCCCAAAAATCGGTCATGTTGAATGTAAATCTCAAAAATTATATTTCGCATGACTAACACTTCCTTTTATGGAAGCTAAAAACTTAACAGCGAAAGGAGAAAAAGAATGAACGAAGACATTATCACAATGTTGGACGAACAGATTAAAGCCGAACTCGGAGATTTAGCCAATCTTACGGTGGGAAGCAAAGAGCATACGGAGGCGATAGAGGGTTTAGCTAAGCTGTATCGGTTAAGGATCGATGATTCTAAGGCTGCTATGGAGTACAACAAAGAGATTGACGATGATAATTTCAGGCGTGAACAGATGGAGCAGGAGCAAAAGCAACATCAGGAACAAATGGAAAAAGAGGAACAATCTCGGAAAGAACAACTTGTAGAACAGAAGAAGGATCGATATATAAGAATCGGTATTGCTGCGGCTGAGCTTGTGGTACCGCTGGTGTTCTTTGCTAAGATTTATCAGATGGGATACGATCTTGAAAAGGACGGCACATTCACAGTTCAAACATTAAAGAACTTGATTCGGTTCATTAAGCCGACTAAACGATAAAAGTTTAAAATTCCGAAGCGGAGAGGCGTGATATGTACAACGTCTTTTCGTTTTTCTTCGCTAAAATTGCATATTCTCTTATGGAGATACAAAGAGCTCTTTAATCTCTTAACTTAACTATGAAAAGGGTGTATGATATTTAGTACACTCCAAGTTACGAAAGGAGATAATAATATGAGCCAAATTATTAAACCGGAAGGTATTGAGTTAATGGAATACCTGAACGAAGGGTATGCAATTTGCAACAAATGCGGAGCAGTTATGGACCGCAAGGAACATCCCAGAGGTGGAAATGATATTTATACCTGCCCATCATGCGGTTGGAATGTAGATGTGATGGATTATGAGTATGAAGATGATGAGGAAGAAGAATGGACAGAAGAAATGCTCGATATGTATGCAGGAAATGTACCACCTGATGGATGTAGAGCTTGTGGAGGTCCTTATCCGAGCTGTAAATTATCATGCCCGGTATTTGACGAGTAATATTAGAGAGAAGGGGTCCTGACGAGGGCTTTTTCTCTTGCGTTTTTGGAGAATAAGATGAGATATCATTTAGAAAAGCCAACAATGCCACGAACAAAATTCGGTAAAAGTTATATTTGTAATCATCCAGTTTACAATAGTTGTACTCTATTTGAGATAGGTGAGAAAGGTCTTGCTGTGATTCAGCAGCGATTTGACAAAGAAATGAAAAGTACCTGGTGGGGTGAAATAGATCAGTGGCTTACTGCTGAGATATATTTACATCCAAAGTTTAAAGCATATTTTGACGAACGTGCAGGAACTTGTACGGACGGTTTATATCCTACTGTGAGTGTCCGGCAGATTATGTGGGCATTAAAGATGAAACCTATTAAGCGTGAACGGTGGGAAACGGTCTTTGACAGACGTGATATTTAGCGAAAATTACACGGCATATTATGAGAAAGAAGTAGCAGTAATGAGTCGTGGGAGAATGTCCCACCACCTGAGATGGTGTCATATAGGAACTAAGACCGAGCAACTCTCGGGCAGGAAATGAACTGTATAAGACTACACTTTCTCTTCGCTTTCGTTATATTTACAAGCCCTTTAATGAAAGGAGGTCACGAGATATGACGATTGAAGAATTAAGGGATTTCAATGAGAAAACAGAAAGAATCAAAAGGAAAGTTGATTATCATACGAATCAAGCAGTAAATTTTAAGAAGATTTATGAATTAACAAAGGGTCATAAGGGAATTTATAGGTTTCTTAATGTATTTGCTAAAAAACGAAATCAGTATCATTGTCAACGAGGAACAGAATTAGCCATTTCTCAAATGAAATCTATGAACAAAATTTTTAAAGAATTTAACGTGACAAAAGAAGATCTTAAAAAATTTTCAGAAGAGTTAATTGATGATGCGTATGCGTCAATTATGGAGGAGTCCTAACAAGGGCTCTTTCTTTTTCTCCGCAGGAAAAACAGATACTGTTATGGAAAATCAACATAATATATGGAGGTAAACAAACATGAGTAATGAAGAAAGAAAACAGGAAAGACAGGAAAAAGTAAAGGCTTTTTTAAAAAAGAACAAATTTCTTTTGCAGGTTCTTGGTGTTGGGGTCGTGACAGTTATCGGCGGAACGATTCTTGTTATTACTGGTAAAAGGTACAAAATTTTGAAGAAGGATGCCTATAAAGAAATTATAGACACTCTTCAAACAGAGATTGAGCTACCTGTCAAAAGTGTTGACGAGGATGTTTTTACGATGTTAGCCCCGGCTATTGAGGGAGCTGTATTAGATAAGGGCTTAGAAAAAGTTATTCTTGATAGGTCTTATGATTTAGGTGATAATCTTCACAAACTTGTGACTGTGAGTATTGAAAATGTATATGGGGATTAAACACAGGGAAGGAGTCGTGTAACAGCGACTCTTTTCTTTTTCGCACCTTATACATTTTCCTTTATGAAAACCATAAACCGAAAGGAGAAAAAGAGGTATGGATGAGATGAACATTATATCAAAATTCACAACGGCGATTGTGTCTAAAGTCGCAAAGGTGGTTATCAAGAAGAAATTGGGTGTAGATATGGATATCTGGCTTAAAGAAATGAAAATTACTGTCAACGACGGCAACACGCACGCACATTTGGATATTGATGTGGAACTCAGCAAGGATGAACTCAAAAAGTTATTGAAGGAAAGTGGTTTTGATTAAGTAGATTGAGCCAGCAATGGCTCTTTCTCTTTTCGTGATATTTACAAGTCCTTTAATGAAAGGAGCGTGATTATATGAAAATCATAACTATTTGTGGGAGCTATAAATATAAGTCAGAAATGATAAGTGTATATCAGCAACTTACTGATTTAGGATATATTGTGTTATTTCCAGCGATGGGATGCGAGGGTCATGACAAGAAATGGTATCTGGAATTGCATACAGAGAAAATTGCAATGTCCGATGCTATATTTGTGGTTGACGTCAATCATTACATTGGAGAAAGCACAAGGTACGAAATGAGTAAAGCAGATGAACTTGGTAAGAAAATTATATTTTACAGCAACAACAAGTTAGGAGTCGTGTAACAGCGGCTCTTTTCTTTTCGCAAAAATTACATGTCGTATTATGAGAGGAATGGATAGCGAGCTACGAAGCTAGGGTCGTGGTAGGCAACGTGAAAGCGGAAATCGACCTATTCTTCTCTTTTATTTTTCACAGCCGAAAACGAAAGGAGAAAATTATGAACAGGCAAATCTATATTCACTATGGAGCGAAACAGTTCGACCCTCTATTAAACTTCCCAATCAAGAATGAATATTGTTGGGTTAAACCTAAAGGCGGTCTTTGGGCGTCAAGGAAAAATGCATCTTTTGGTTGGAAAGATTGGTGTGCAAGGGAAGAGTTTCGTGATTGTAAAGACGAGTGCTCTTTTGAATTTGTTCTAAGGGATGAAAGCAGAATCGCAACTATTAGTACGTTGCCGCAACTTCGCAGACTTCCCAGTATTGAAAATTCAAGGATTGCTTCTTCTTATCTTATCGATTTTGAGAAATGTGTCCGTCTTGGAATCGATGCTATTGAACTTTGCTGGTATGGACAGGAATTTGAAAATGTGGCCTCTGGCGACTTATATTTTGAATTATATGGCTGGGACTGCGATTCGATAGTTGTGTTAAATCCGGATGCAATAATTCCGCGATAAATAAAAAATCTTGAAAGGAGAAAACAAAATGGAAAACATCAAAGTATTAAGGAGACAAGAAATGGAGACAAAGGAAATCGTGGTTGGGGATCAGATTTTGGTATCTCTGGCAGAACTCGGAGACTTTACTGCAACGGCTCACAAAATTACAGACAAGGGTGTTCTGTTTATTTTTGATGATTATGTGACAAGCAGACCGATGAATAACAAAAACACCAATAAGGGCGGATATGAGAAATCTGATTTAAAGAAGTGGATTGATTGTGTGCTTTTGGAGGCATTTCCCGAGGAACTCAAAAACCGAATTGCCGATTTATCTATTCCGACAGTCGGTGAATTGTTTGGTCACGATGACGAATGGAATAACGAGCATTTTGAACCGGATACGGATGAGCAGCTTCTGCTTATGAAAGAACGGAGAAATCGTGTAGCGTACCTCAATAACGAATGGGAATGGGGCTGGCTCAGAAATGCCACAAAAGAGGAGTTTTCTGCGGCTTTTTTCGCTCGTGTGGCCTACGGTGGCGGAACGTACTGCTCCAACGCTTCTGCCACTCGTGGGGTTCGTCCGGAGTTCTGGTTGGTTAGGTAAATCCAGGGGCCTTGTGCCCCATTTGAAAGGAGAAACATATGGGAAAATTTTCAACGGGGTTACGGAGATCATCCCCAACAATTCTAACTGTTTTAGGAATTGCCGGCGTTGTTGGAACAACAGTAATGGCAATTAAAGCGACACCTAAGGCAATGAAACTTATCAAGGCTAAGAAAGATGAATTGAATACAGATAAGCTTACACCCACGGAACTCGTACAGACTACTTGGAAATGTTATATTCCGTCAGCCTTAATAGGCGCTGGTACTATCGTTTGCATTATTGGTATAGGCGTTATGGATAAGCGGAATCAGGCGGCTTTGACGAGTGCATACGCCATGCTTAATGAATCTTATAAGCAGTACCGTCAGGCAGCTAAAAAGGTCTATGGAGAAGATGCCGATAACAAGATTCATGCAGAAATGGCGAAAGATGCGAGAGTTGCCTCATATGAGTGGGGTTACCAAGTCTATAACATGGATATGGACCCCGAAAGCGAGCAGTTGCTCTTTTATGATCTCACATCGAAAAAATATTTTACAACAACGATGGCGGCTGTATTGAATGCTCAATATCATGTGAATCGAAATCTTGCGGTAAGAGGTGATTGTTCTTTAAATGAATATTTATCATTTCTTGGAATCGATGGAGTGGATAAAGGTGATGAAATGGGTTGGGATATAAGCTACATGGTTGAAGAAATGGATTCTTATTGGCTGGATTTTGATAATCAAAAAACAACTCTGGAGGATGGATTGGAATGTATCACTATTGACACGATGGCACTCTGCAAATTTGTGTAGTTCGCAGGTAAAGCAGGAAGGACGAAATCTTATGAAAGATAAAAAATGGAAAGGAAAGACATCATGGATGTTGCGGTAGGCGCTGGGATTATATTTGTTACCAGTTTTATCGCATATAAGCTTGGCGTGGATAGTGGAAAAAGGCAGTATCAAAGAACCATGATAAAGCTTGCAAGGAAAAACGGCGAGATATGGCGTATTGTCGATAAAGACCATAGGCTTACTGTAACATATTTCTAAGTCGCAAAATCTACAATCACTATTATGGAAAGGAGGTAACGCTTTATGGGAAGAAGTAATATCATTAAAGTTCTTGGAACGGTAGTGACCGTAGTTGGATTGGCAGCGAATTTGTTATCCGACTGGGTTAAAGATCAAAAGATGAACGAACAGATTGAAGAGAAAGTCAATGAGGCGATTGCCAAAAGAGATAAAGATAAGGAGGAGTCCTAACAAGGACTCTTTCTTTCTGTTTCGCAGGAGGGAATCATGGACAATCGTGTTGTATCGGCTATTGAGGATTATATTTTTGATTTGACAGATCCTCAAAGAAATTGGCCTAAGTATTACATCAAACAAGTAAGTTTTTCAAGATGTGCCGGAAAAGAAATACTCAAACTTGTTAAAGAGACATCGTCTCTTCAGGAATCTATTGATATGGTTGCTGATTTCGGTATTAGGATGAAGGATTTTGCGTTGCTTGACCATGCTGATAAGAACGATGCACAGATTTTCTATGTAGCATACGAAGTAGCGACTGATATTTTAGACATCTTAAACGCAATGAAATGAAAGGAGAAAAAAATGAAAGCATTAAGAAAACAGGAAGTGACAATTCAGACAGCAAGAGAATTTAAGGTTGGAGACCAGATTGAGGTCGGAAAGTATACGGCGACCTGTCAGAAGATTACCAGAAAAGGGGCACTCTTCCTTTTGGATCAGTATCTGAATGAGCCTTTCAAGATGAATCGGGAGAATACGAACGAAGGCGGCTATGAAGCGAGCAATCTGCGTACGGAGCTTCAGAAAAATAGTATTCTGGAAATCTTTGCTTCGATCAGAAATATGATGGTTCCGTTCAAGAACGGTGACCTGCTCCGTATCCCTTATGCAGAGGAGCTTTTTGGTGATATTGACGCTTATGAACCGAGTGGCAAGAAACAGTGGCCTCTTATGAAAGACCGCAAGAATCGTATCGCTATCCGTGAGGGAGAACCTTATGAATGGGGCTGGTTACAGAATAAAGTTAAGTTTTCTGCGGCTTATTTCGCTCGTGTGGACGGCTTTGGCCTTACGAACTGCCACGGCGCTTCTGGCACTTTTGGGGTTCGTCCGGTCTTCCGGTTAGGTTAATCTCCGCCCCTTGTGGGCGGTTATATTTTTTGAAAGGAGAAGTTTATACATGAGTATGAAGCCACTATCTAAAGCTCTCCGAAACATGGAAGATGCTCTTAGAAAACACAGTCCCGAAATACTTACCGGAATAGGTATTGCTGGAATGATCACAACAACTGTTCTGGCGGTACGAGCAACACCTAAAGCGCTGGTTTGTATTGATGAGAAGAGAGAAGAACTTCAAACTGAGAAACTACCGCCGAAAGAGTTGATTCTCGCCACATGGAAGTGTTATATTCCTGCAACAGCGATTGGTACGGCATCTGTACTTTGCCTTATCGGAGCAAGTTCTGTAAATGTCCGAAGAAGAGCGGCGTTGGCAACAGCATATAGTTTGTCTGAATCAGCATTCCGAGAGTATCAGGAAAAAGTCATCGAGGCGATTGGTGAGAAGAAAGAAGAAACTATACGGGACTCTATAGCAAAGGAAAAGATTGAGCAGCATCCCGTGAGCACTCAACAGGTCATCATAACTGAAAGAGGAAATACTCTTTGTTACGATTCTGCATCCGGAAGATATTTTAAATCGGATATGGAGAAGCTGAAAAAAGCTGAAAATGAGTTAAATCGACGAATGCGGGATGAGATGTTTATATCCTGGAACGATTTCAATTATGAGGTTGGTCTTCCACATATGAGCATGGGCGATGACCTTGGATGGAATATTGATACCGGATATTTAGAGCTGCGGTTCAGCTCACAGATTGCCGATGACGGAACACCCTGCTTGGTAATTGACTATCATGTGGAACCCAGGTACGATTATCGGAATAACGGCTGACAGCTCGCAAATTTTACAAGCACTTTAATGGAGAGAACCACTAAATTTCTTAATTATCGAAAGGAGAAGAAAAATGGAACCTAATGAAATGATGGTAAATGAAAAGGTAGTTGGAACAGCAACAGAAGCAACCGAGGAGATCGTGAAGAAGAGTTCTGGTAAGGGATTCAAGATTGCGGCTGGTGTTGGTTTGGTAATCGTGATTGGCGGATTAGCCGTTAAGTACGTTATCATTCCGACAGCGAACAAAATCAAAGCAAAGAAACAGCAGAGCTTTATTCCGGTAGATACGGAGGAGGTTGTTGACAGCACCGAGCAGGAAACCGATGAAGAGGATTCCGAAGAGTAATCAAAAACTGAATAAAGGAAATAGTCGTTCTGGCTAAGGGAAAGTATCTGTAACAAGGTGCTTTCCCTTTTGTTATTTGGAACGGACTGGAGGTGTTTTATGAACAGATATAGTTACAAGGGTCCTGTCATGGAATTTGAACAGTGCGTTTCAAATAATTGGGAAGGAACCACTTACGCCACATCTGAAAAGAAAGCAAGGAGTAATTTGGCTTATCAGTATAAAAGACAATTTAATAAAATAGCCGCAACAAGAGTAACTCTTCCGGGAAAACTGGTGGAAGTAATGAAAGGAGAAAAGCCGTGAGCAGAAATGATTGCGATTGGATATTTGGTTTTGGGATGATGGTAGCCGGTCTTATTGGACTTGGATATGGACTCGGCGTCCATTGTAAGATGAAAAAGCTTTGCGAAAAGCTCGATACAACGATTGAGGATTTGTCGAATGATGTTCCCATTGATATTCCGAAGGAAGTCATTGACCAGGCTGTGGAAAGAGCTGCTGAAAGGCGGGCTCGTTATGCTGTAGATAACGCGGCGGCAGATGTCATCAGCAAAATAAAGTCTGATATTCATAGTGAGGTTTCCGCTGCTGTATCAGATGAGCGAAAGAAAATTTCGGAACAGGTTACTAATACAATCGCAGAGAAGGTATCTAAGATTGATGAGGATGATCTGCGTAAAGACGTTGTTGCTAAGGCAAAAGACCAGATAGCAGCAAAGTTCGATAATAAGCTCGATGATATTCTGGAGGACTTCAACTCGAATCTTAGCAATGTTTCAAGGATTTACAGATCCATTGCACAGACTATTGCCGGGACACAAAATGCGAGAGATGTGATGTTTAAAATGGTATAGGAAGGAGAGGGACAATGGAATACGGAGGGAATTCCCATAAAATGAAAGATGAGCAGAAGACTCTTCCCGACAAATCATCAGAAGAAAAGAAAATTGAAAAAGTCATCAGCGGTTCTGCCAAATCTAAGAAAAAAGGTGAGATGCAGAAATTTGCTGATGTTTTTATTTCGGAAGATGTCGGAAATGTAAAAAATTATATTTTCATGGAAGTGCTTGTGCCGGCGGTAAAGAAAGCTATCTCCGACATTGTTACGAACGGTGTTGACATGATTCTTTACGGAGAAACCAGACAGAAGAAGAACTCGAATACTACAAAGGTTTCTTACGGAAAGTATTATGGAAATAGTAGAGAACAGGAACAGCGAAGCAGTAGTTACAGGCAGTCCGGGAGAACTGGCTTCGACTACGATGAGATTATATTTGAAACTCGTGGTGATGCCGAATCAGTTCTCGATGCTATGAACGAAATCATCAGTCAATACGGTGTTGTGAGTGTTGGCGATTTGTACGACCTTGCTGATGTATCCACCGATAACTTCGCAGTAAACAAGTATGGATGGACGGATATCGCTGGATGTAAGGCGGTTAGAGTACGTGATGGTTATGTTCTCAAACTGCCGAAAGCATACCCGATAAATTAAGGAGGAACTGTATAATGCCAGAGACAATGTTAATACGTGACCAGATTTTGGATACAGCCAAGACCATCATTAACGGAGAACGTGAGGGTACATACGGAAAAGCAGAGGACAGCTTTGCTTCTATTGGTGCATTGTGGAGTGCATATTTGAAGCATGACGTCACTCCTACGGATGTCGCCAACATGATGGTTTTGATGAAGGTAGCTCGTAACGCATCCGGTGTCTATAAGGAAGACAATTGGATTGATATTTGCGGATATGCCGCATTGGGCGGAGAAATTCAGGAAAAGGAGAGTAAGTAAACATGAAAAAAGATGAAATCATGAATAAGATGAGCGGAGCTTTCAATAATGTCAGCTTCAAGATGAAGAAACACAGCCCGGAAATTCTTATGGTGGCTGGTGTAGCCGGTGTAGTTGTGAGCGCTGTTATGGCGTGCAAGGCGACTCTTAAAGTCGATGCGATCATGGATGAGACTAAAGAGAAAATGGATAAAATTCATAAAGCCGAGGAAGATGGTGTTACGGAATCCGGAGAAGATTACTTTGTAGAAGATGCGAAGAAAGATACAGCGATTGTCTATGCACAGACAGGTTTTAAACTGGTGAAAACTTATGCGCCGGCTGTTGCGATTGGGACTTTGTCGATTGCGAGCATCCTTGCATCTAACAATATTCTTCGTAAGAGAAATGTGGCACTGGCAGCGGCTTACGCAACTGTTGACAAGAGCTTTAAAGAGTATCGTAACCGTGTAATCGAGAAATTTGGTCAGGAAGTTGATCGTGAGCTGAAGTACAATATCAAGGCAGAAAAAGTACCGACTATTGAAGTGGATGAGGAGACCGGAAAAGAGAAAAAGGTAAAAAAGAATGCCTTTGTGGTGAATCCGTCTGACGTAAGTGGCTATGCCAGATTTTTCGAGAAGTATACAGTTGACGAGGATGGGAATTCTATCTTGAATCCTCACTGGGAGCCGAATAATGAATACAACATCATGTTTATCAAGGCGCAGGAGAACTATGCAAACGATTTACTCAGAGCAAAGAAACGTCTGTTCCTGAATGATGTGTATGAGATGCTCGGACTTCCCAGAACAAAAGCTGGTCAGGTTGTAGGCTGGGTTTATGACGAGGACAATCCTGTGGGCGACAATTACGTTGATTTCGGAATGTATGCTGATAATCTGAGTTATTCTGATTTTGCAAATGGACTCGATCCGGCGATTTTGCTGGATTTTAATGTTGACGGAAACGTCTGGGAGACGATGTGAATGGATGGACTTGACAGTATCGGTTCGGGAGATTGGCATCGAACGATGGCAGACTATCCTTGTCTCGGCTCAAAAGAGATGAGGATAGTCTATTATATTTGAAGGGAGTTTTCACATGCGTAAAGTAACTATGATCGCTGCTCTTCTTTTATCGGTTTTTATGTTTTTCCATAGCGATATTGCTGTGGGTGATGAGGTTGTGTATGCAGGTGATGTTACGGTAATACATAGTGCGATTCCTGAACCGATATTTGTTGATACATTACCAATGGTAACGACTAAACCACAGGAAGAAGAGGAAAATCTTTTGTCATACGAAGATATCTCACTGATTGCACTTGTCACGATGGCAGAAGCTGAGGGGGAATGCGAAGAAGGAAAACGTCTCGTGATTGACACAATCCTCAATCGTGTGGATTCTGAACATTTTCCTAATAATGTTTACGATGTTGTCTATCAAAGAAATCAATTTTCATCAATCTGGAACGGACGTATCGATTGTTGCGAAGTAAAAGAGGATATTTGTCAACTTGTTAGAGAGGAATTGATTTCCCGTACCAACACTGACGTTATATTCTTCACAGCCGGTGAGTATAGCAAGTATGGGGTACCCATGTTTCAAGTAGAAAACCACTATTTTTCAAGCTATGAATGAAAGGAGAATAATTATGAGTAATTTTGTATCGGTAATCGTATCTTATACCCTTGCAGCATTGGCCGGGGTTTGTTTTGTAGGAGGAGTTGCACTCTTATCAGACGGCAGGAGGGCGTAAGATGATGGAAGGATTTGAAAGAACAATTTCAATACTGGATTATGTGTTGGATACTCCCAAGAAAAGACATATTACTGGGGGTATCCTTTTAAGTGTGTCTATGCTGTTTACAGGATTGGCACTTACGGTGATGACGATAAGAAGGGAGGACATGAATGATGAGTAAAGTAACAGGACTTATTATATTTGTTCTCGGAGCTGCAACGGGTTCTATTGTGACATGGCAGTTTGCAAAAAAGAAATATGAGCAGATTGCCGAGGAAGAGATCAATTCTGTAAAAGAGATGTTCTTAAAGCGTGAACAGGATGCTAGAGACGTTGAAATAACCGTAGAACCGCAGCCGAGTGTAGAAGCAAGTCTGAAAAAGTTTGAAGAGAAGCCTGATATATCCACTTATGCGGAGATATTAAAGAACGAGGCTTATGTACCGGAGGGAACAGAAATGGTCGAAAACAAGCCTTATGTAATCTCGCCGGATGAATTTGGCGAGAACGAGGATTATGACACAATAAGTCTTACATACTATGCAGACCAGGTTCTGGTGGATGATGGAGGCGACAAGATTGAAGATGTGGACGACGTAGTTGGAATGGAATCTCTGACACACTTTGGAGAATACGAGGACGATTCTGTCTTTGTAAGAAATGACAGATTGAGGTGTGACTACGAGATTCTCATGGATGAAAGGACTTATTCAGAAGCCCAGAAGGAACGTCCTCATCAGAGGGAGGCATAAATGACAAGGAGCGAGCTGAATAGCAAGTATTTTAACTGGATGTGCCAGCTCGTATTGGGTCGACGACACTCCAAAAGTCTATCCTATCGTAAACTTTTACGTTTCTTAAATCGTGTGGATTTTTTCTATACGATTCCTATGGATGGAAATCGAGAAGGCGATGGGATAAACTTGCGATATCGTTTCGGTTATGAGAATTCATACAAGAGTTCCGAAATCACAACGTATTTGGATAATCGGCCTTGTAGTGTTTTGGAGATGATGATCGCCCTCGCTATTCGTTGCGAAGAACATATTATGGATGACCCGGATATTGGTAACCGGACGGGTCAGTGGTTCTGGAACATGATTGTAAATCTAGGTTTGGGTTCTATGACGGACGCAAAGTTTGACGAAGATTATGCAAACGAAGTAATTGAACGGTTTCTGAATCGTCAATATGAACGGAATGGCGAGGGCGGTTTGTTTACCGTAGAGCATTGCAACCGGGATTTAAGAATGGTTGAAATCTGGTATCAGATGTGTTGGTACCTGGATAAATTTGTATGAATTCGGAGGTACTGAATGGCACATGGAGATGTATACAAATGGTTTGAATTATATTTTCCGCAATATGCAGGTGAGAATATAGAGATATGGTTCCCGAATGGTAGGAGCAGCATACGTGTAAGGCAGACAAATAAGCAGGAATTTATATTCACCTACAACGGAAAGGATAACTGGAGATTTGAAACGGTTAAAAGCTTTATTAAAGGAAGGAAAGGAGAAAAGGTAATGAAATGATCGACTTTTTAACGATTTCGACACGTAGTAAAAAGCGTGGTGTTATAGAAATCTATCCAAAGTTCATTATCAAAAAAAGCGGCGATCTTATGATAAGAGGCGGTGATTTCTACGCTATCTGGATTGAAGAACGCGGTTTATGGTCTACGGATGAGCAGGATGCGTTACAGCTCATCGACCGCGAATTGGATAGGTATGCTGAAGAAAACCGCCAACGCTTTGACTCCGATATTATTAAAGTCCTGCACATGTGGGACGCTGAGTCCGGTATGATTGACTCATGGCATAAATATTGCCAAAAGCAGTTAAGAGATTCCTTCCATATGCTGGATGAAAAACTTATATTTTCAAACACGCCAACAAATAAAAAAGATTACGCCAGTAAAAAGCTGAATTATCCGCTTGAAGCTGGCGATTTATCTGCTTACGACAAGCTGATGTCTGTATTATATTCTGAGGAAGAAAGACGCAAGATTGAATGGGCGATTGGCTCTGTTGTATCCGGCGATTCAAAGAAATTACAGAAGTTTATGGTTTTATACGGAGCAGCAGGAACAGGTAAATCTACTGTTCTAAACATTATCCAGCAGCTTTTTGAAGGATATTATTCCGTGTTTGATGCTAAAGCTCTTGGTTCTGCAAGTAATTCGTTTGCATTAGAGGCGTTTAAAAGCAATCCTCTTGTGGCAATTCAGCATGATGGCGATTTGTCAAGGATAGAGGATAACACAAGACTGAACAGTTTGGTTTCTCATGAGTTGATGACGGTGAACGAGAAGTTTAAATCCACTTATGCTAATCGGTTTAAATGTTTTCTCTTTATGGGTACGAATAAGCCGGTAAAGATTACAGATGCAAAGTCTGGTCTTATCAGAAGATTGATTGATGTATCTCCGAGCGGTAACAAACTAAATCCAAAAGAGTATAAGACTATTGTGAAGCAGGTTGGGTTTGAACTTGGTGCGATTGCATATCACTGTCAGGAAGTATATCTAAGCGACACCGGTATGTTCGATGATTATATTCCAATCAGTATGCTTGGAGCATCAAATGATTTCTACAATTACATTATCGATTCATACCATGTGTTCAAGAAAGAGGACGGAACAACACTAAAAGCGGCTTGGGAAATGTATAAGACCTACTGTGATGAGGCGAAAGTTTTATATTCTTTGCCGCAAAGAGCATTTAAAGAGGAACTAAAGAACTATTTCAGGAACTATGACGAACGGTTTAATCTTGAAGACGGTTCAAGAGTCCGCAGTTACTATTCTGGGTTTAGAACAGAAAAATTTGAACCCGAAAAAAATCCGGGAGGTGAAAATGGAAAAACAAAATCAGGTACATCAATTGGAGGGGATAGCAGAATCAGTTTTAGACAAGTTCATTCAGATTTCCCATCAGAATTTGATATTTGCGGACGAGATTTCCCAGCTCAATATGCCAGTTCAAAAGAGACTCCGACAAAGAAATGGGAAGAAGTCACGACAAAATTGTCCGAGCTTGACACATCAAGGCTTCATTATGTCAAAGTCCCGGAGAATCATATAGTTATTGACTTTGATATTCCTGATGAGGATGGTAATAAATCCTTTGAAAAGAATCTCGAAGCAGCAAGTAAATGGCCGCCGACTTATGCAGAGTTGAGTAAGAGTGGAGCCGGAATCCATCTTCATTATATTTATACCGGCGATCCAACGATGCTGAGTCGAATATATGACGATCACATAGAAGTTAAGGTGTTCAGTGGCAAAAGTTCACTGAGACGTAAATTGTCGAAGTGTAACGATTTGCCTATCGCAACAATTAGCTCTGGTTTACCAATGAAAGGAGAAAACAAAATGGTAAATTTTGATGCAATCAAAAGCGAGAAAGGGCTTAGAACACTTATTAAGCGTAATCTGGAGAAAGAAATACATCCCGGAACTAAGCCCAGTATCGATTTTATCTACAAGATACTGGAGGACGCATACTCCAGTGACCTGAACTATGATGTCACGGATATGCGAAATGCAGTATTGGCTTTCGCAGCCAGTAGTACCCATCAGGCAGATTACTGTATTAAGCTTGTAAATAAGATGCAGTTTAAGTCTGCCGACGCATCAGAAGGCGTTAAGAATGATGAGGCAAAGCTTATATTTTATGATGTGGAAGTATTCCCGAATCTCTTCCTCGTAAACTGGAAGATTGAAGGTGAAGGAAAGCCTGTTGTACGGATGATCAACCCAACACCGACTGAAATTGAAGAACTGATGCGGTTCCGTCTGGTAGGATTTAACTGCCGCCGCTACGACAATCATATTTTGTATGCGAGATTGATGGGTTATACAAACGAACAGCTCTATAACTTGTCACAGAAAATCGTTGGGGCAAAGAAAGGCGCTAACAGAGACTGCTTTTTCGGTGAGGCATATAATGTGTCTTATACGGACGTCTACGATTTCGCATCCGCTGGAAATAAAAAGAGTTTGAAGAAACTTGAAATCGAGATGGGAAATATTTCTATAAAGGAACTGGAAAAGAAAGGTTTCTCAGATACAGAAATTCGCATTATAAAGGCAGGAACTCATCATCAGGAATTAGGACTTCCATGGGATGAGCCGGTTCCTGAAGAACTTTGGACGAAGGTTGCTGAGTATTGTGATAACGATGTTATTGCAACGGAAGCAGCCTTTATTTATTTGAAAGCGGACTGGACAGCAAGACAGATTCTGGCTGACTTAGCAGGTATGACAGTCAATGACACCACGAATACACTCACAACCAGGATTATATTTGGGAATGAGCGTAAGCCGCAGGATCAGTTCCACTATCGGAATCTTGCAGAGCCGGTATATGATCTTGACGAGGCAACGTATAATTTCCTTGCGGAAGCTTGCCCGGAAATGATGCAACAAACTCATGGTGAGGCTGGAAGCTTTTTGCCGTATTTCCCTGGGTATACTTTTGAGAACGGAAAATCCATGTATCGTGGAGAGGAAGTTGGAGAAGGCGGTTATGTATATTCTGAGCCTGGTATGTACGGAAATGTTGCATTGCTGGATATTGCTTCTATGCATCCGCATAGTGCGATTGCCGAAGTTCTGTTCGGAGTGAAGTTCACGACAGCGTTCCGCGATATTGTCGAGGGTCGTGTAAGTATCAAGCATGAGGCTTGGGACATCGTGAATAAGATGCTGGATGGTAAACTTACTCCTTACATTCAGAAAGTAATCAATGGCGAGATGACATCTAAGCAGCTTGCAGATGCTTTGAAGACGGCAATCAATTCCGTTTACGGTCTCACTTCTGCTTCGTTCGAGAATGCGTTCCGTGATTCGAGAAACATTGATAATATCGTGGCGAAGCGTGGAGCTTTGTTCATGGTAGATTTGAAAAATGAGGTGCAGAAACGCGGATATACGGTCGCTCATATTAAGACCGATTCCATCAAGATTCCGGATGCGACACCGGAGATTATCCAGTTTGTTATGGATTTTGGTAAGAAGTACGGATATACATTTGAACACGAGGCTACATACGACAGAATGTGTCTGGTAAACGATGCTGTTTATATTGCCAGATACAAGGATGGAGATGGTCTCGGCAAATGGACAGCAACGGGAACTCAGTTCCAGATTCCTTATGTCTTCAAGACCTTGTTCAGTAAGGAAGATGTTCTCTTTGAGGATATGGCGGAAACGAAAGAAGTCAAATCGGCTTTATATTTGGACATGAATGAGGAGCTTCCGCAGCTTACGCCAGATGAAGAAAAAGAACTGGATAAGATTGATAAAGCATGGCACAGTGCGGCAGGAGGTACAGCATTGGAAGAAGTTGCCCAGAAATTTGGTTACACCATGGAAGGCATAGGGGGACGGTATTCAGAACTTTGCGAAAAGAATGATAAGGCGCACGACTATCACTTTATCGGAAAAGTTGGGCGTTTCTGTCCCGTTAAGCCTGATACTGGCGGCGGAGTGCTTCTCAGGGAGCAGAATGGTAAGTATTATGCTGCAACTGGCTCATCCGGATTTCGCTGGCTTGAATCTGAAATGGTTCGTGAACTGAATAAGGAAAATGATATTGACCGGTCTTATTATGACAATCTTGTGGATGAAGCTGTTAAAACTATCTCATCGTATGGTGATTTTGAATGGTTTGTATCGGATGATCCGTATGTTAAGGAGCTTGGAGCAAACGATGCGGATGTTGATATTCCCGAACCGTGGCTTCCGCCGTGTGGCGATATGAAGTATGCTACATGTTTTGACTGCCCGAAATTTCATGATGATGAGTTCCACATGGATTGTGACCTTGGGTATGATATTTCGGAAATTGTTGCAAAGCGTGAATTTATGAATCTTCCGGAAGAGGAAGAATTACCATTTATTTAAAGAAAAGGAGATATAAAAAATGGCTAACAGAGTGAATGACAACATTATTATGGAGAACGCGAGAATTATATTTAGAAACTTCTCTGGAAAAGAATCTAAGTATAACCGCAAAGGCAGCCGGAACTTCTGTGTCATCATCGATGACGTGGATCTGGCAAAGAAGCTCGGTGACGAGGGCTGGAATATTCGCATTCTTGAAGCCCGTGAAGAGGGAGATGAGCCGAAGTATTATCTTCAGGTGCAGGTAAGTTATGATAATATTCCGCCCAAAGTGTACATGGTTACAAGGAAGACCAAAACACTGTTGGATGATGAGTCGATTGCTTCTCTGGACTATGCGGAGATTCGCAATGTTGATCTGACTATCCGTCCATACAACTGGGAAGTCAGCGACAAAACCGGTGTTAAGGCGTATCTGAAGACGATGTATGTAACCATCGAGGAGGACGAGTTTGCCGATAAGTATGACTCTCTGGAAGGGCCGGACGAAGTACCGTTCAACTAAATTATATTTTGGGAGCCACTGTCTGAATTGGCGGTGGCTCTTTTATGAAAGGAGAAAAGGTATGAACGATAAATTTCCATATGTTGTAGGACAAAGAGCCGCAATGTTCCATGATGGAAAATGGAATGAGGGAAAAATAGTCGAAGGATATAGATTTAGAGATGGCATTGTAACCATTTTGACTGATGATGGTAAAAAACTTTGGTGCGGAGAAGCGAGAAAGGATCTTTATTGTAAATTATAAAATTGTGATAACGAAAGGAGAAAATTATGCCATTTTGGAAGAAAAAGAAACCAAAGCAGCAGAAGTATACAGCCAAACTAAAACCTGCTGTTGCTCCGGCAAAACCGCTTCCTAAAGCAGAAGAAAAACAGAAACCATCTTATCTGCCGCCTAAGTATGAGCCACCGAAGATGCCGGATTATATTTTGAAAAAAGAAAAGCCTGAAAAAGATACCGCATCTCCAACGATTCCACAGAAGAAGTTAGATGCGAGAAAAGAGTTTCTAAGAGTGTTCGGACGGCTTACCACTCATCATCGGGCATGGGATGTGTGGAGAGATTTTGTAGTGATGTTTGCCTGTTCTCTGTCCAATCCGATTGACAAAAACCACTACGATGAGAGAGAAAAAAGATATTTAAAAATCATCAACAAATACAGCAAAGACGATCAGAAACTGTTTCCTGAACTTGCCGCTCATACAGTCATGGCTTTGGAAGAAAATCCAGAGCAGGACTTCCTGGGCGGTATTTTTATAGAATTGAGACTTTATGACGAGCATAGGGGACAATTTTTCACGCCATATCATGTGTGCGACTTAATGGCAAAAATAGCAGTTAATGATATTTCAAAGGAAATTGATGAGAGGGGTAATGGGACTTGAATTATACGATTACCAAATGAAAGCCGTTAATCAAATGAAAAACGGTTGTATCCTTTGTGGTGATGTTGGTTCTGGCAAATCGAGGACAGCTCTTGCTTATTACTTCTTTCTGAACGGTGGAGAACTTCTTGGAGGTGTTGCTGGAGATAATTATGTTCCTATGGGAGACTCACCGAAAGATTTATACATTATAACAACTGCCCGGAAACGGGATACGAAGGAATGGGAGGGTGAGCTTTCGCCCTTCCTTCTTTCTACTAATCCAGAAGTGAGTTTATACCAGAACACGGTAATTGTTGATTCATGGAACAATATAAAAAAGTATGAAGATGCTATGGATGCTTTCTTTATATTTGACGAACAGAGAGTTGTCGGTTCTGGAGCATGGGTAAAGTCGTTCTTGAAGATAGCGAAACACAACCAATGGATACTGTTATCGGCTACTCCGGGAGATACATGGCAAGATTATATTCCAGTTTTTATTGCAAACGGATTCTATAAGAATCGGACAGAGTTCATCAGAGAGCACATTGTCTACAGCCGATTCAGTAAGTTCCCGAAAGTGGATCGATATTTAAACACCGGGAAATTGATACGGCATAGGAACGATATTTTGGTAAACATGAACTTTAGACGAACCACGGTTTCGCATCACGAAGATGTGTTTGTTAAATATAGTATTGAAAAGTATAAGGATGTATCAAGAACCCGGTGGAATCCTTATACGGAAGAGCCGATCGTCAATGCTGGAGAACTTTGTTATGTTTGGAGGAAAATCGTAAACAGTGACCAATCAAGACAAATAGCTTTGTTAGAGATTGTGGAGAAACATCCAAGAGCTATCATATTTTATAATTTTGACTATGAGCTTGATATATTAAAAAATTTGGCTTATGGGGATGATGTTGAGATTGCGGAATGGAACGGGCATTGTCATCAACCGGTTCCAGATAGTAAGAAATGGGTATATTTAGTTCAATATAATGCTGGAGCTGAGGGATGGAACTGTATCAAAACAGATACCATTATATTTTACTCGCAGAACTACTCCTATAAGATCATGAAACAATCATCTGGACGAATTGACAGATTGAATACACCATTCAAGGATTTGTATTATTATCATTTGAAATCTCGTTCCGGGATTGATTTGGCAATTAGTAGGACATTAAAAGAAAAGAAAGATTTTAATGCGACAGGATACGCAAAGCGATACACGTTCGCTTCTGAATCATTACCCAATGTCGCATAGAGAGGAGAATTCGATGAAAAACAAATCTGATACTTTTCTGGTAAGTTTTGACTATACACATGGAGACATTCCGGTGTTGATTGTTGGAAGACGAGGAACAGAAAAAGAAATTGATATTGTCAATGCTTTCAAAGGTAATGAAGCAAAAGAACTGTATCAGAAACTTACAAAGAAAGTGGGTATATAAAACATGTTTTATAAAGATAGAGATAACAATTTCTACTTTTTTAGTATCCTTACCAATGAAGATCTTAAAAACGAAGAGATAGAAAAAAGAAAAATAGTTGGGCTTCTTGCCACTTTCTGTTTGGGATTTGATTTGGTAATGACAGTTTTAGCGGTTTTAGCAATTTTATAAGTAAAGGAGAAGACAATGGATACAACCGAACTCCAAGAAGCTTGTAAACTCCTATCCGCAGCGTTGAAAGCATTTGGAATCTCATTACAAGAAGCAGCTCAAGCTTTTTCCAAAATATTTAACGATGTCATAGAAGAAACAGCAAGTAATTTTGAAGATTTTCTAAAATGTATGCGAAAAAAGGCAAAGGAACCTAAAAAGCCAAATGGGGTACCGCCTATCAAATATCATAAGAAGGATTATCTTCACAATCAGAATATATCTACCTATAGAGTAAATAAAAAAGTTCAGAAGAATTTGCCGTATCAGCGCCGAAACTATTAGGGCGCTTTTTATATTTGAAAGGAGAAAACGAGATGAACGGAAATTGTAAAGTATTTGAAAGTAATGAGGGGAATGTATTTAAGTATGTTTTTACAGGGGAAGATTATGTTGTGGAGGCGGTTTTATATCGCTATGAAAGTTTTATGAAAAGAACTGTAATATGTTGCTCAACAATGAGCGGATGTCCAGTTGGATGTAAGTTTTGCGGAACAGGAAATAAATTTATTCGCAATCTCGATTCCGACGAGATTGTTGGGCAGATTATTGCTATCCTTTCGGATAAGAAAATTTTTTCATCTATTCAGGATGCGGAAAGATTCCAAATTATGTTTATGTCAATGGGGGAACCAATGCTGAATTGGGGAAACGTGGAGTCTGCAATTAGGAAATTACATTCAAAGTTCCCGAAAGCAGAGTTGCTTCTGTCAACTATTGGACCTAATGAACCGGAAAATTTTAATAAGCTGTTGAAGCTATCTTGCGAAATCGAGAAAATCGGGCTTCAGTTTTCGATTCACAAAGCGTGGGACTACCAGCGTGATATTTTGATTCCGTATAAGGATAAAATGTCCCTTGCCCAGATCAGAGACTATGGAATTCTCTGGTGGAAAGAAACAGGTAGAAAGCCCTATCTCAATTATTGCTTGGATGGAACGAACGGCTCTAAACCGAATGCAGATCAATTGATGGATTTATTTAGTCCTTTGATATTCTGCTTTACATTTTCCGTAGTCTGTTCAAAAGACGAAAATATGAAAGACGCTGGTTATAAAAATCTTTCTCAAATTCGCCAATTTGAACAGCAGTTTTTAAGAAAAGGATATAACACCAGAATTTTTAATCCTGATGGTCAGGATGATATTGGTGGAGGATGTGGTCAACTTTGGTATGTGCAGCAATGGATGAAAGAACATGGGAGGTAGTAATCAGAAATGCGAACGATTTATAAATACCCACTAACACCTGCGACTGAACAGATTATAAAGGTTCCTCTTCTTAAAACAGATCCATATACGGCTGTAAAGATTAAGCAACAAATCTTAAAGCTGGATGTTCAGGAAAATACACCGTGTCTATGGATAATGGTTGATAGCGAACAGCGTGAACGAGCTGTAAAAGTAACTCTTTGCGGAACTGGCCAGAAATGTTATGAACCTATTGAGGATTATATTGATTCGTTTCAGGTACAACAAAACAGCGGTGCTAACTTTGTGTTTCATGTGTTTGTTAGAGAACACGAATGAAAGGAGAAAAACAATGAGTACATATGTTATAGCAGTAGATTTTGATGGAACTTTATGCGAGAACAAGTATCCACAAATTGGTGATCCGAAAAACAATACCATCGCATATTTAAAAGACAAACAGCGTAACGGAGCAAAGGTTGTTTTGTGGACATGCCGGATAAATGAGCTTCTTGATGCGGCTGTCAGATGGTGTCGTAACCAGGGATTGATATTTGATGCGGTCAATCAGAATGTCCCAGAGATTATTGAGGAATTTGGCGGTGATACCAGAAAGATATTTGCGAATGAGTATATCGACGACCGAAACGTGATGCCCTTAAAAGAGGAAACAAAATCTAACCTTTTGACGTGGGCAGAGTTGGAAGTTGAGATTGCTTGCAAACACGAACGAGGAGACAGAGCCAAAGAAGAATGGGACTATGGCTGTGCTTGCTATGAGAGTGCATTGAAAGCTTTTAAAAGTCTTGAAGAAGATGGTCATACCGGTTTCAGCATCGGTCTTACAAAGCAGATTCTCAATCGGCTTATTGACGGAAATCCGTTGACTCCAATAGAGGATACGGATGATATCTGGAGCGATATTGCTGATGTAAGTGGGGAGAATGGTGAAGTAATCAACTATCAGTGCAAACGAAAGAGTTCCCTGTTCAAATATGTCTATACCGATGGTTCAGTGGAATTTCGAGATGTTGATCGCTTTATCATGGTTGATACTATTACGAATACCACATGGCACTCTGGACTTGTAGACCAGATTCTCAGGGAAAAATACCCGATTACTATGCCTTATATTCCAGCAGATAAACCTTACAAAGCTGTATGTGAGGAATATTTAACGGATAGGAAGAATGGTGACTTCGATACAGTCGGTATTTTTAAAGTTATCGAGCCGGATGGAACGACTGCCGAGATCAACAGATATTTTAAGGATGCTCCAAATGGGTGGGAAGAAATCAATCTTGAGGAATTTAAGAGCCGACGGGCAATGCATTACGAGAGGCAAAATAGAGAACGTAAGGAGGTAGAAAATGGGAAGCACTAAAATTGATATTTTGGTAGATGAGCTGAAGGAGTATTTGAATCCTGATTTCTACACCAAAGGTACTTCTACAATAGAGCGCCTTATCATTGCTGTTAGAGAGGAGGTCAACAATGAACGAAAGTAACTCTATCAAAAAACTAATCATGGATTTAGCTTCTCAGATTGCATTGGATGAAAATTTAGATACTGTACGTTTTCACATACGACCGCCGGAATATTCGTACACGGATTGTATATCAGTAACATTCTATAAAGAAAAACATGCAGTTGATAATATTTTTCCGATAAACGAGTTTTTAGATATGAAATCAGATTTACGTTCATTTGCGATCAATACTTATCTAACAGCAATGGCAAATAAACCGAAAGGCTAAGAGGATAATAAAGTATGGATAGTAAAAACTGTACCACCTGCTCGAAAGCTATATTTTGTGAATCTTGGGGTGAATACAAGTGTAAAGAACGAAAAATACGGATTCATGATACAAATGAGGGAGCCTACTGCGGATTATATTCCAAAGGGACTCCCTCAACTGATTGCCATTGCGAAATATGTATGGAGAAAGGAGGAACTGAGGATGAGTAAAACATAGAATTAAAATCGAGAAGTAAGACAACTGAATAAGGAACTAAAAACTCAAATTTGAAAGGAGAAAGTTATGGCATTATTGATAGTTTCAATCATTTTAACAATCATATTATTTATCGGTCTTGGGTTTCGGTATATACCGGGAGAGGGGCGATTTGACGACGGAAAAATTAGCTGGAAGTTTAGCAAGAGAAATCTGCTGAGTTTTCTTGCCCTTATTATAGTAGCTTTTGGATTCTTTACCAAGATACCGGCTAATAGTGTTGGTATTATTTACAGTCCGTTCGATGGAACAAGGGAGCAGACATTATCTGAAGGTTTTCATGGCAAAAACATATTTGATCAGGTCTATAAAATGAGTACAGAAGTACAGACGATGACCGTAGAGAATTTGACAACACAGACTATGGATGCTCAGTATCTTAACAGCGTTCTGGATATTAAATATCGTGTGAGTGCGTCCAATGCATATTTAGTATTCAAACAGTTCCGGACAATGGATAATATGTCCCAAAATCTTATTATTCCTACTACGCAGCGAGTGCTGGAAATGGTTACAACCAAATACAACGTTATTGATATTTTGGGTGAAAGCCGAACTGAAGTATATCATGAACTGGAAACTATGTTGACTGAGGAATTTGCTAAATATGGTGTTGAATTTTATGCGATCTCTATTACGGATATGGATGCCGGTGATGCACTGGAACAGGCTATTACGGACGAGGCGGTAGCAAAGAAAGCTGTTGAGACGGCTGAACAGAATTTATTGAAAGCTCAGACAGAAGCTAAGCAGCAGTCCGTACAGGCGCAAGCGAAACAGGATGCCGCTCGAATCGAGGCTGAAACAAAGCTGATTGAAGCTGAAGCAGAGAAACAGGCGAACGAGCTTTTGAACCAGTCTTTGACTGATGAGATTCTGAGAATGGAGTGGATTAACAAATGGAACGGACAGATGCCTACATATTATAGTGGGGATGATTCTGGAGCAGGAATTATATTTGACGCTACAACAGTAACTGAAACAGAATAAAGGCGAACGGGTGCTGGTTGATATTTGACTGGCACCCAATTTTTATGAAAAGGAGAAAAAGATGGATGATTGGAGATGTGAGTGTATGAATGAGCGGATAGATAATAGACCTCATTTTATAGTAGGTGGTAGACAGTCCGGAAAAACAATACGGCTTATCAAAGAAGCAAGTAAAACAAATGGGGTTATTGTTTGCCCTACACACCATATGGTCGAATACATTTTTCAAACGGCTCGTGAACTTGGCTGTCCCATTTTAAAGCCAATTACATACGAGCAATTATTTGTATATCCTAATCGGGCAAAGAAAAATGATCATTACTTTGATGAGTACGGAATGACATTAGTAGACGCTCTCCGTAGACAACTTGGAGTGTTTGAACGCCATAACGCTAAATCTATAGTCATTGATGAAGATTCTATTGAATCATTAAATGATATTTTGGGCGAGCTCAGAGTTAGTGATATGGACGGTAAAGAACTGAAGTTCAAAATTGAGGTTTTAGGGAGGAACGAAAACAATGATTAAAATTGAAAACTTTGAAGTAACAGGATGGGATCATGTTATCCGTGGGATGCGGAATCCAATGAATAGTTGGGATAAATCTGACAGCGGTATTTGTAAAGGTGGCGATGATGGAATCGGCTGTGAGAACTGTGTTGATTGTGGGTGTGATCATTCATATGACCAGTCGTGGCAGCTCGGAAAAGCAGATCACGAACTGATGATGAAACTGGCGAAGGCTGGTTCAGTTCACGGAAAATTCCGCCGGATGATCACAGTCTATATGGACATCGTAGCACCGCTTTACTGGTGGAAGGAGTTTGATACATACAAGGTTGGTACCGTTGCCAACTCCTGCTCCACCATGCATAAGATTCATGCTAAGGAATTTACATTGGAAGATTTCTCTTGCGAACATCTTCTTTGGTCCGACAACAATATGTCAGATGAAGATATTCCGGTTAAAGTAATGGAAAATCTTATTTATGTATTAAATCATTATCGGAGCGTCTTTCTTGATACAAAAGATAAGACTCATTGGTGGCAGATGATTCAGCTTCTCCCTTCTTCCTATAACCAGAAACGGACGGTAATGCTGAACTATGAAGTTCTGTCCAATATCTACCAGTATCGGCGGGAACATAAGCTGGATGAATGGCGAGAGTTCTGTCAGTGGATCGAGCAGCTCCCGTATAGCGAAATTGTTACTTGTAATGTGAGGGAGAAATCAGATTGAAAATTAGCGGAAAATTATCTTTAATAACTCAAGGGTTAATCAACCCCAAAGAAGTTATTGGAAAACCAATAACCGCCGATGGTGTAGTGATTGGTAAAATATTGGAGATTGACGAGAAGTCAGATTTATATTTTGGAGAGATTTCTGACAATGTTCTTATAAACTTTGTAACTCCGTGTAGTTGTGAAATAAGGTGGTGATTAAAAACAATGAGCGCACAGTATGATTTATATTTACAACAGCATCGTGCTAATGTGTACAAAGGCTTCGAGTGGATTCGCGAGAATCTCCCGGAGCTTTTAGTAAATGAAAACGGTGCTGAGTGGCAGACAGAGTTTGCTCATGACGCTTCTAAGAATGAACCGGACGAATATGAAGCTTATGACGCATACTTCTATGGAGGAAACAGGTCATATAAAGTGATGGAAAATTATAGGCGGGCGTGGCTTTTACACCTGCATCGTAATCCTCATCACTGGCAGCATTGGGTTCTTATTAACGATGACCCGAAGGAGGGAGAGATTATCCTGGATATGCCCTACAATTATATTCTTGAAATGGTTTGTGATTGGTGGGCGTTTAGCTGGTCGAAAGGGAAGTTGTTTGAGATTTTTGACTGGTATGATGAGCATAAGGCTTATATAAAGTTAAGCAATGCTACGAGGAAGGCAGTTGATGATATCCTCGAAAAAATAAGAGAGAAGCTTTCGGAGATTGCCACAGGAGGAGTTGTAAAATGATAAAGGAAAAGAAAGAGACCGTCATGCTCCCCCAAAGTACAGTCATTGAGAAAACATGTATATGTGACGTCTGCAAAAAGATTGTTTGGAAAAAGAATCTGCTACCCGATGCAAAACATAACTATTCAAACAATGTTGGTTATTATGATATAACAACGGGGCATCACGATTGGGGTAACGACAGTGTAGATAGTATTGAACATCATCAGGTGTGTGAAAAATGTCTAAAATCATTTGTTGCTGGGTACTTTGACGAAGCCAACGGAACTGAATATATGGATATTCAGAGAAACTGGCTTTACTCAGATGTTGACCCAAAAACGGAAGAAGGACTAAGCAACGATTCAGCATTATGATTCTATATCCTACAATACATTGGAAGAATTGAATGCAACCTATAAATCTAATCATCCGGATGTTTTACGTATGAAAAAGAAATATGGGTCGGATATTCAGTTTAGTCGAATTATGCATAGAAAAGGTGTCGAGCCAAGATTTGAATTGAGTTGTTATAAAATCAAAAAGGAGGAAAAGTAAAAATGACATTTGCAGATTATGCGGGGTATGCTCTTATTTTGGTAGTGATTTATCTTTGTGTTTATGCGCTGATTAACCGAGTATGTCAGTGTATTGAGCACTGTGCGACCGCCAGAGCATATTCCAAGTTCAGAGAAAACGGAGTTGCGGTGAAGATGGATGCCGTAGAAGCAGGTATTCAAAAATCGAATAAGGAGAAGAAAAATGTCAAAGAAATGGTGTGACCTGTTGAAAGGTCTTCTTATTATATTGGCGGCAGGTACGGTCTTTGTGGTTACACTTGCTTTCTTTGTAGCTTGGATTGCTTGGAGAAGCGGAGCGCCTTTGCCGGTTTGATATTTACGCATCTAAAGCATCTCCTTTTATGGAAACATAACATGTTTTGAAGAAAGGAGAAGAAAAATGAAACATGTAAATCTTGAGAAATGGAAAGAGCCGGTGGAAAAGCTCACGAAGATGTTGACAGAGAATAGTCCAACTATCCTTACGGTCTTTGGGTCGGTAGGTCTTGTGACGACTGTTGGGTTGGCAATCAGGGCTACAGTTTCGGCTGCTCGGATTATGGATGAACACAAAGATGAGATAGAACAAATCCCACAGAAGCAATATAAAGCGGCTGAGGCAGTTAGACTGACTTGGAAGTGTTATGTTCCAGTTACTATTGTTGGTGGGGCAAGTCTTGGTTGTATTATTGGAGCAAATAGCATCAATCTCAAACGTAATGCGGCTTTGATGGCTGCCTATATTACCACCGAAGACAAGCTGAAAGGCTGTCAGAGCTGGATAACAGAGGCTGTCACTGGTAAGTCTGAGAAAAAAGATGGAGATGAATCAGAGAAGAAAGACAATAAGCCATTGATATTTGATGGTCGCAAATGTCTATGCAAGGATGAATTTTCTGGTAGATTGTTCGAGACCACATTGTCGCGGATTCGGACAGCGGAATCGAGACTGAACCAAATGATGACTTACGAATATAGAGTAACCGTAAATGAGCTTTATGATGAGCTTGATTTGGAACGTATCGAAGCAGCAGAACACTTTGGTTGGGATTTGGAAAGGGGCGATCAAGTCCAAATTAGCATTGATGCTGAAATGAATGAACAACATGGACCAATAATGTTAATTACATACGATCCGAAGCACTATTGGAATGGTTGAAATATTGATATTGTTGACAATCTTTAAGAGCCGTGTAACAGCGGCTCTTTCTTTTGTAAAGTTATAAAGGAGAAAGCTATGTGGAAACGAGAATTATTGAAAAACAAGCTTTATGCCATTGCAATTATATTTTTGGGAGCACTGTCAATTCCTATTGAGTGGGATGTCACATTCTTTTTATTTGCTGTGCTGGTTGGAGTGGTTCTATTTTTTGAAAAGGAGAATTGGATAGTATGAATTATCAGAAGATTACCCCGATTAGTATCGCCGATGGAATTGGATGTCGGGTAGTTTTGTGGGTGTCTGGATGCGGGCATGACTGTTATAAATGTCATAATCCTGATACACATAATCCATTTTCTGGATATTTGTTTGATGAGCCGGCAGAAAAAAGATTGTTTGAGCTTCTACGACCGACCTATATTGACGGTATCACATTTAGCGGAGGCGATCCATTACATCCACTGAACAGAGGTACTATAACACGACTTGCAAAACGAATCAAATCGAAACTGCCAGAGAAAACAATATGGCTTTACACGGGTTATATTTATGAGCAGGTTTGTGATTTGGAAGTTATGAAATATATAGATGTGTTGGTTGATGGTCCTTATATAGACACTCAAAGATGTGTCGGTAAATTTTATGGCAGTACAAATCAGAGAATTATATTTTTAAAAGAATCTGGAGGTAGATGACATTGATAACAAAAATCATTAAGCGGGATGGCACAGAGGCAGACTTCAATACGGAGAAGATCCGAAATGCCATTACTAGAGCAAATGCAGAAGTCGAAGGGCAAAACAGAATGAGCGCCATCGGTATTGATATCACCACACGGATGGTTGTAAGACAGCTCGAAAAATTTAACCGTGCTGTCGAAGTGGAGGAAATTCAGGAAATTGTGGAAACGGAGCTGATGGTGGCGAAAGCTTTTGAGGTTGCCAAATGTTATATTCGGTACCGCTATGACCATAAGCTGAAACGAGAATCCGATACTGATAAGAAGATTCTAAGTCTGGTTGAGTACAACAACGAAGCTGTTAAGCAGGAAAACAGTAACAAAGATCCGGAAATCATTCCTACTCAGCGGGATTATATTGCTGGGGAAATCTCAAAAGACATAACTATGCGAAAACTTCTTCCGGAGTCAGTTGTAAAGGCACATAATGAAGGACTGATCCATTTCCACGATTCAGACTACTTCATCCAGCACTCTCACAACTGTTGCCTCGTAAACCTGGAGGACATGCTTCAGAATGGTACTGTGATATCCGGTACGCTGATTGAGAAGCCTCATACCTTCAGTACCGCTTGTAACATTGCAACGCAAATTATTGCACAGGTAGCAAGCTCTCAATACGGTGGACAATCCATCAGTCTGGCACATCTGGCTCCATTTGTAGACGATACCAGACAGCGATTCCGAAAGAAGTATAAGGATTTGTGGGATTATATGGATAAGTCAGATTATGACATGTTCATTGAACGGATGGTATCTGAGGATATTACTAAAGGGGTACAGACAATTCAATATCAGGTAGTAACACTGATGACTACGAATGGTCAGGCTCCGTTTATCACGGTTTACATGAACATCAATGAGGCTAAGAATGACCAGGAACGAAAAGATCTTGCGGCTATTATTGAAGAAACTCTAAAGCAACGAATTCAGGGAGTGAAAAATGAGGTAGGCGTATGGATTACACCCGCATTTCCGAAACTCATCTATGCTCTGGATGAAAATAATGTCTATCCGGATTCGGAATATTTCTATCTCACAGAGATTGCGGCACAGTGTACTGCTAAACGGATGGTTCCTGATTATATTTCCAACAAGATTGAGCGAGAGCTGAAGAACGGTGATACTTACACCTGTATGGGCTGCCGCTCTTTCTTGACACCGGACAGGACAACCGAAAATTACTCAAAGTGTAACAACTGGACAGCCGGTCACAAATACTACGGACGATTTAATCAGGGTGTTGTGACCATCAATCTTCCTGATGTAGCTTTAAGTTCTGGTGGCGACTTCAACAAGTTTGATAATATTCTCAAAGACCGTCTGGAAAACATTTGCTATCCGGCTCTGATGGCTCGGCACAATCGGTTAAAGGGAACCAGCTCGAATGTCGCTCCGATTCTTTGGCAGTATGGTGCTTTGGCACGGTTGGATAAGGACGAGCTGATAGATCAACTTCTCTACCATGGATATTCCACAATCAGCCTTGGATATGCCGGGTTGTATGAGTGTGTCAGATATATGACGGGCGAGTCGCATACAGCAGGAGGTAAAGACTTTGCGTTGCATGTGATGAGAATGCTGAATGATTATACAGCCAAATGGAAAGCAGAAACGGATGTTGACTTTTCGCTGTATGGAACCCCGCTGGAATCCACAACTTATAAGTTCGCTAAGAGCTTACAGAAGCGGTTTGGCATTGTTCCGGGCGTAACAGACAAGAATTATATTACCAACAGCTATCACGTTCATGTAACTGAGCCGATAGATGCCTTTACGAAGCTGGCCTTTGAATCTGAATTCCAGGAGCTTAGTCCCGGCGGGGCGATTAGTTATGTTGAGGTTCCAAATATGGACAACAATATTCCGGCAGTCATCTCTGTCATTAAGTATATTTATGACAACATCATGTATGCAGAATTGAATACCAGAAGCGACTACTGCCAGGTATGTGGCTTTGAGGGAGAGATCAAAACCGTCGAAGACAACGGTAAGCTGGTTTGGGAATGTCCGAACTGCGGCAACCGTAACAAAAACAAAATGAATGTGACTCGTAGAACATGCGGTTACATTGGCACAAATTTCTGGAATCAGGGACGAACGCAAGAGATTTCTGAAAGAGTGCTGCATTTGTAAGAAAGGATTGATATTTAATGAGATATGTAGTAATTGGAGCAATCGGAGCGGCGTGCTTTATTCTCGGTCTTGCCATAGTTATAGCAACTAAGGCAGTTAATGAGGCAGCAGTATTTATGGACAGTTCGTTTCGTTGGGGGAACGGAAGAAATTATTAAGGAGGAATTTGTTTATGACAATCAACGAATATCAAAAAGAAGCTATGAGAAGTGCCAACCCGCAGTCGTTGAATGACCAGGCGAAAGGCTTGAGCAATACTGCTCTTGGATTATGTGGGGAATCTGGTGAGGTAGCTGACATGATTAAAAAGCATCTACATCAGGGACACGATCTGGACAAAGAACATATGGTGAAGGAGCTGGGTGATGTTGCTTGGTATTTGGCTCTTGGTGCTACTATCATCGGCTACGACCTGGAGGATATTTTACAGATGAATATTGATAAGTTGCGTGCAAGATATCCAGAGGGTTTTGACGCTCGTAGGAGTCAGCATCGAAAAAATGATGATATTTAAGAGGAGGACGGGCATGTGAGTGAGAATCCAAGAAAAAATCATGAAGGATATTCAGATCCAACAGCTTATGAAGCTATTAGGAATGCAGATGCAGACGATGAGAGATTTCATAAATTGCTAAACACCATTTTCACAATCTGTGAGCTTTCTGGTTTTCATCTGGAGGAACGAATCATCCTCAAAGATATACAGACTGGAAAAGTTTGGAGGTAATACTTTATGGATCGGGACACTTTTGTAAGAGAGTTTGGATTTGCTTCTCCAAGCCTCGATAAAAGAAAAATTAAGAAGCTGGTTAAAAAATCTGTAAATGCTAATCAGGACGGAAATCCGAGAGGACATCATAATTTGATTATTGTTATGGAAGAACTTTCGGAATTGCAGAAAGAAGTATCTAAACAGATTAGAGAGCAGGGTGATATTGTTTCCTTGACAGAAGAAATGGCGGACGTTGCGCTTGGAGTGATCTATTTGCAGGAAATATGTGGTATTACTACAGAAGATATTTATAAAGCAATGAACGTAAAGATGAAACGACTGGAACGAGTGCTTAATAGCAGAGGATGCTATCGATAAATATGGAGGGTAAAATACATGGCGATGTGTGAAAAATTGGAGGTGGAGTTTGTGGGTGGAGGAGTCAGAGAAACTATTTGTACCAGTTGCATACATAGAGAAGTATGTACATATAAGCAAATGTATATTGATTTTTTGAAAGCGCAGGAAAGATTGTATGACGAATACGCAAATTGTATTTCGTTTATCAAGAAAAGTGATCCAGACTGCAATTACTATAAGAAGAAATCAGACGTAAATTTGCGGTGATTTGGGCGTCCGTACCAGTCCTTTACAGACGGACAAAATCTAATCTAGGTTAGAAAATTTCTGGTCAAATCCTGTTTTTAAAAGTGGGCAGAGGAGAAAATTGGGGAGATTTTGAAGAACTTCTACGGACGATTTTCAAAAATTTTGGTCATTTTTTGCCCACTTTGCCCACTTTTTTTAAAAAGTGACCAGGCACTTTGACCAGTAAAAACCCAGTATTTATGCGGGTTTGAGGGGTGTTTGCCCACTTTCCCACTTTTTTCTTTAAACTATTATGATAAAAAAATTTAATAATACTATAAATAGGGCAAGAAAAAGTGGGCATTTGACCAAAGCCTGAGGAAAGGAGGACTTATGAGAAAAAAAATCACATGGAATGATGTTTACAAAGACTTCAAAATTCGATTACCAAATTTATCGAAAAAAGTGACTTATTGGAAGCCTAGAGATTATCTTTCCATTACAGTATATTTCGAGGACGGCTCCCAGATGGTTTATGACTACCTGTATAAAAAAGCATCTTTCATTGTGATGCCGCAGGTGGCCCTAGCATAAAATTATCGATTTGTCAATAGGATATTTAAAAACTTGTTTATTTTCGAGGTGTTTTGTGCTATACTATGATTGCGACACAATTCTATAGATTTTAAAGCTACGCAGGGAATAGCCTTTTTAGGTAAAAGGTGTATTCTCTCTTTTCCATATGCTCTGTGTAGCTTCGGAATTGTGTCGCAGCAATGAGAGATTCACTTTTTCAGTGCGTCTCTTCGTTGGGGGCGCACTTTTTATTTGTGCAGATACTATTGAAAATGTTTGGGAGGTACCTATGAGTGGCAGCAGTAGCAATAAACCAAAAGGAAATATGAACAAGATTGTGTCTGGTGTTACGGCTGTAACATCCTTAATAACTTTGGCAAAACCTGTTGCTGATACTATACAAGATTATACCAGCAAAACTATGGAGGAGCGGAAACGTCTCATAAGTGTCCCAGAATTATATTCTAAAGAATATCCATTGAGCATTGAGCAGGCAGTAGAATTGTTGAATAACTATGGTTTGAAATCAACATTGGTGAAAACTTCTATTGATGATGCAGATGTTAAATATCGGAAATGTTTCGCATCACAGGTAATAAGTACAAAGCCAAAGGGAAAACAAAAGGTTGAGCCTGGTACGATGATTCTTGTAAAATACATAACTCAAGAAGTAATAGATGAGAGTCAAAAGATATTTGAGGAACTCGAAGCAAGAAAAAATGAGTCGGCATTGCAAAAGAAAAATAAACATTTGGAGCGGGAACAAAAAACGAAAGAACTTATGCAAAATGCACGAAGTAAAGTTCAAAAAGTATTTCAGAAGAGCAAGGAGGATAATAATGAGCAGAAAGAGGAGTAGTGGAAAGAAGAGAAGCACGGCCGGATTGATTCTGGATGTGATATTAGTTTTTGCAACCGGAGGACTTTGGCTTATATGGATATTAGTAAGATATCTTAGAAACAACAGTTAAACAGAAAAAATTGAATATCAATATTTTTAAGAGCCGTGTAACAGCGGCTCTTTTCTTTTGCTATTTTTTAGTTCGCAAAAAAAACATGCCCTTTTATGAAGAGAGAGGTTAAAATAGGCATTTTTAATGCTTGTTCTTTCTCTTTTGCATTTATTAAAACGAAAGGAGATCCTGTCATGTTGGAGAGTAAATTTCAAGCACAACTAATTCAGGAGCTAAAAAAGATGTTTCCTGGATGTATTGTGACCAAACTTGACCCAGATCATATTCAAGGTATACCAGATTTGCTCATCCTCTATAAAGACAAATGGGCCTCTTTGGAATGTAAACAAAGTGCGAACTCTAAGAAACAGGCAAATCAACCATATTATGTTGAGAAGATGAATGAGATGTCTTTCTCAAGATTCATCTATCCTGAAAATAAGGAGGAAGTGTTACATGAACTTCAACAATCATTCAATTCTTGAAGGGCAACACGCTTTTCTTGGAGCAAGCAAATATCATTGGATTAACTATGATGAAAATAAAGTGGCTGAGTCGTATGTAAAATTCTTGGCAACTCAAAAAGGGACTGTACTTCATGATTTTGCAGCTCAATGTATCAAGCTTGGACAGAAACTTCCGAAGTCACAGAAAACTTTGAATATGTATGTAAATGATGCTATCGGTTACAAAATGACTCCTGAACAGATTTTATATTATTCAGAGAATTGTTTTGGAACAGCGGACAGCATTGCATTCCGAAACGGATTGCTGAGAATCCATGATTTGAAAACAGGGGTTATTAAAGCCCATATTGAGCAGCTTATGATCTATGCTGCTCTTTTTTGTTTGGAGTATAAAGTGAAACCAGCGGAGATTGATATTGAGCTTCGTCTGTATCAGAACAATGAAATCGAAATTCATGAGCCGGAAACGGATGAGATTGTTCCTATCATGGATAAGATCGTCACCTTTGATAAAGTAATCAAAAAAGTAAAAGAACAGGAGGGGTAAGCCATGAATCAGGTTGCGGAAGAAATGAAAGATATTCTAATGCACTACGGAACACCACGACATTCTGGACGTTACCCCTGGGGAAGTGGGGAAAATCCATATCAGAGAAATGGTGATTTTTTAAGTCGTGTTGATGAACTAAAAGAACAGGGGCTCAGCGACACAGAAATTGCCAAAGCTATGGGTTTGACCACAACCCAATTCCGAACTCAGCGTTCTTTAGCCAAAGATGAACGAAGAGCATTAGAAGTTGAGAGAGCAAAGGCTCTTCAATCAGACGGCTACAATCCAAGTGAGATTGCGAGAATGATGGGGTATAATAGTGAATCTTCTATTCGTTCCCTTTTGAATTCAGATTCTGAAGCTCGCATGAATCAGGCCAGAGTAACTGCTGACAATTTAAAACGACAAGTTGATGAACATGGCATGATTGCAATCAGCGCTGGAACAGAACGGTATTTAGGAGTCTCAAGAGAAAAACTCGAAGAGGCTCTTTATATTTTGGAACTTGAAGGATATAACCATTTTGGTGGTGGTGTTCCTCAGGTAACAAATAAAGGGCAACAGACAAATATCAGGGTTCTTTGTCCTCCAGATACGCCATATAAGGAAATCACTAGAACCTATACCGACAAAAACGGTGAAGTTCATGAGAAAATCACGAAAGTATCCAGCGCAATTTACGATTTCGACAAGATTCATCCGTTGGAAGAAGTTTGTGACAGTATCTCTTATGATGGCGGCGATAGTTTTCAGAAAGGCTTCCATTATCCGGCGAGTATGAATTCTGAGAGAATCCAGGTTGTTTATGCGGAGCAGGGCGGAACGAAGAAAGACGGAGTTATTGAGATTCGCAGAGGTGTGGATGATTTATCGCTCGGCGATGCTCATTATGCACAGGTAAGAATTCTTGTTGATGGAACGCACTATTTGAAAGGTATGGCGATGTATGCTGATGATCTTCCCGATGGTGTTGACATTCGCTTTAATACAAACAAGAAAGAAGGAACTCCTATTTGCGGTCCAAAAGACAACACAGTTTTAAAAACTATCAAAAAAGACCCTAACAATCCATTTGGTTCTTTAATCAAGGAACATGGTGGACAGAGTTTTTATGACGACCCGAATGGTGAGTTTACAGATCCTAAGACTGGTAAAAAACAATCGTTGTCACTGATAAACAAACGTGCAGAAGAAGGAGATTGGAGCGATTGGGACGATAAGTTGCCATCGCAATTTCTTTCTAAGCAGAGTTTAAAACTCATAAAAAATCAGTTGAATTTAACAATGGCTGATGCCCAGGCAGAGTATGATGAGATTTGTTCGTTGACCAATCCAACAGTAAAGAAAGTTTTATTGCAGTCATTTGCTGATGATTGCGATGCGGCAGCAGTACATCTTAAAGCAGCGTCTCTTCCGAGACAGAAATACAAAGTTATTCTCCCAATTACTTCGATGAAAGATGACGAGGTGTATGCACCTGGCTATGAGAACGGAGAGAAAGTAGCTCTTATAAGGTTTCCTCATGGTGGAACTTTTGAAATCCCTGTTCTTACTGTAAATAATAAACAGGCAGAAGCAAAGAGTAAACTCGGTCTTGCTAAAGATGCCGTTGGTATCAATAGTAAAGTTGCTGAGAGACTTTCTGGAGCAGACTTTGACGGCGATACTGTAATGATTGTTCCTACTGGTAAGGGTGTAAAAATTACTTCCACTCCACCATTAAAGGGACTAGAGGGATTTGACGGTAAACTTGAATACGGGCACGATTCTACGAAGACTGATCCCGATGGAACTGTCCATTATTATCGTAACGGCAGAGAGTTTAAACCTATGAAGAATACCCAGACTGAGATGGGGATTATTTCTAATTTAATTACAGACATGACTCTAAGAGGCGCTAAAGAAGATGAGCTTGCGAAAGCTGTTCGTCATAGTATGGTTGTAATTGATGCAGAAAAACACGGTTTGGATTACAAACAGAGCGAAAAGGACAATGATATAGCCTATCTGAAGAAGACTTATCAGGGAACAACTGATGTGAATGGTCGCTATCATGAGGGTGCTGCGACTCTTATTTCAAGGTCGAAGTCTCAGCAGGAGGTATTGAAGCGTAAGGGTAGTCCCAAGGTAAATCAGAAAGGTAAAGAGTGGTATGATCCAAGCAAACCGGAGGGGAGTCTGATCTGGAATTCTGTAACTGAAGAATACACGGACAAGAATGGTAAGGTCAAAGTAAGAACACAGAAGAGTACGAAGATGGCAGAGACAGACGATGCCCGCCTCCTTATCTCTGATGCGGATACCCCCCAGGAAAGGGCGTATGCCGAGTATGCTAATCAAAGAAAGGACCTTGCCAACAGAGCCCGTCTCGAAATCATCAATACTGGTAAGATAGCCTACTCTGCTTCAGCTAAGGCTACCTATAAGGAAGAGGTGGACGGTATGCTTGCCGATTTAAACATAGCCCTCCGTAATGCACCAAAGGAGACCCAGGCTCAGATCATGGCAAACTCTAAGGTAAATGCTATGAAAAAAGCGAATCCGGACATGACTTCTAAGGAGATAAAGAAGGCTAGCCAACAGGCGCTTACAGAAGCTCGTATCCAGATGGGTGCAGAAAGAGTTAAGGTACCTCTTGATGAAAAGAGATGGGAGGCTATACAGGCAGGGGCTATTAGTGAGAGCCAGCTTCTCAAGATCCTTAACAATGCTGACATTGACGAGGTTCGTCAGTATGCAACACCTCGCGCCACATCAACACTCAGCCCCGCTAAAGTTAGTAAGATTGAAGATATGCAGGCATCTGGTAACTATAGTATTGCTGAGATAGCCCAGGCTGTTGGTGTATCATCTTCCACAGTATCCAACTATTTGAAATGAAAGGAGTGAATAAGGATTCATGAGTAGAGTTAGATTAACGACAGTTGACAATCCTTATGATCCATTTGAACAGTTCACTTCTTGGTTTCTGTTCGATGAGGAAAAAGGTTATCATTCAACTTCGTATCTTGGAAGAATTGCTCGAACTTCTGATGAACTTTCTGATGAAGAGAATAATCGTGAAGAAGAAAGAGCGATTGATGAAATAATAAAGTACGATTTCAGAAACATTTATCGAAAAGTTAGAGAAAAAGTTTCAAATGCTTAGAAATTTTTCTTTTCTTTGTTTAAAAAATAAATTTCTGAAAAAATTTTATTAAAAAAAAGCTGTCGCATGGTCTTATCAGGTTGAAAAGGCATAGGGGGAGGGTCGCTAAAATGACACCCCCTCCTTCATCGCGGCGGTCTTTAAAAATTCTCCGGGGGTATATTTTGGGGTTGGCTTTTGCTTCCGTGTGACTCTTGAAAGAGCTTCCAGGGCTAGAATTCCTCCTGCGGCTGTGGATATTCTTTCCTTTCGGTTTTCTCCTTTCGGATTGAATAATAACTGGTCTTGGGAGTTCTTTCAAAAGTCACACAATGTATTACCAAAACTACTACAAAACTTCTGGAAAACAAAAAGAAACCACATAATTTCTTAACGAGAGGAGGCGGCAAGGATGAGTAAAGCCAAGGCTGTAAGCTCTTCTGATTCTTCGAGAAGAATGCGACCGGCTTTATCGCCGGAGGCTAGAGAGAATCAAATGATATCTTTGGCTATTGACCTTGCTGAGAAACAGTTAATGGAAGGTACTGCTTCTTCTCAAGTCATAACACATTATTTGAAATTGGGGTCAACAAAAGAACGTATTGAAAAGGAGATTCTCGAAAAGCAGAAGGACTTAATAGAAGCAAAAACACAATCACTTCAATCTGCAAAGAGGATTGAAGAAATGTATGGGGAAGCTATGAAAGCATTTCGGAGTTATAGTGGTCAAGGAGATTTCGAGCCTGATGATTAAAACATATTCAGAGCTTATCCGAATACCGACTTTTGAAGAACGTTATCGGTATCTTCGTCTTTTGGGAACTGTCGGAGAAGAGACGTTTGGTTTTAAGAGATGGCTCAATCAGGAATTTTACCATTCAGACGAGTGGCAGAAATTTCGCAATAAAATTATTGTTCGTGACAACGGATGTGATTTGGGCGTTGATGGATTTCAAATCTTTGGTTCTGTTATCATTCATCATATCAATCCAATAACTTATGAGGATATTCTCAACAACAATCCATGTGTGTTTGATCCGAACAATGTTATTTGTACAAAGCACACCACACATAACGCTATTCATTACGGAAATGAAAAACTTTTAAGTAGTCCTCTGAATGAAAGAACAAAAAATGATACATGCCCTTGGAGGTATTAGAAAAAAGAAAAAGGAGAAGAATTATGGATAACAAAAAATTTGCTGGTATGAGAATTGGTGAACCGATTATCGGTCATGTAGTCAACTGTTCAAAGCTTAACGTTCGTAAAGATCCGGATGCAGACGCTGAGATTCTCGGCACCATTATCGCAGGATCAGAGGTGATGATTGATGAAAGTGAATCCACAGATGACTTCTATAATATCTGTGCGGCTTCTGGATTCGAGGGATTCTGCATGAAGCAGTTCATCGAAGTTGAAGAGTAAAGGAGAAGAACTATGGAGAGCATACTGACATCAATAAAGAAACTTCTTGGAATCCCGGAAGAGTATGAACAGTTCGATACCGACGTCATTATGCATATTAACTCTGTGTTTTCAATTTTGACTCAGCTTGGTGTTGGGCCTTCCAATGGCTTTTCGATTGAAAATAAAGAGGCAACATGGCACGACTTCATCGGTGAGGAAAGTGGAATCGAGATGGTAAAGAGCTACATACATTTGAAAGTTAAGCTCCTTTTTGATCCACCGCTCAGCTCTGCGGTTATAGAAGCAATGAATCAAATGATTAAAGAATTAGAGTGGCGGCTCAATGCTGCTGTCGATCCATCGAAAGGAGGAAATCAAAATGGTTAAGAATGAGCTTTATCATCATGGTATCCTCGGCCAGAAGTGGGGAGTGAGACGTTTTCAGAATAAAGACGGCACTTTGACAAATGAGGGTCAGAAGAGATATGAACGTGATAAGCTGGAAAATGCCGGAAAGAAGAAAGACAATCGTATCGATGTGTCACAGCCAGATCCTAATAGATGGGTAAAGGAAGACCTTACCCGTCGGCAGAATGTTGTGAACACGACTTCTAAACTTGTCGATGAGTTTGGAAAGATTGAGAAAGAAACCAGACCAAAGGCGACAACGACTAAAATGGATTTATCAAAAATGAGCGATAAAGAAATGCGGGAGCGGATAAACCGTGAACTTCTTGAGCAGCAGTACAATAAGCTTTTCTCTGAAGTTAGTCCGGCTGACGTATCAAAAGGGAGAAAATACACCCAAGCTATTCTTGAAACTGCCGGGACTGTGCTAACTTTGACAAGTTCTGCTCTTGCTATAGCACTGTCAATAAAGGAGTTAAAGGGATGAGTCACATTTCACATCATGGTATCCTCGGCCAGAAGTGGGGAAATCGAAATGGACCGCCTTATCCGTTAGGTGGCGGTGACTATACTGCGGCGGAAAAAAGAGCTATCTATACAAAAAGACGCCGTGGAAACAGTATTTACAATAAGAAACATTTCGACGAAGTTCTCAAATCCGATAAGACTACTCTGAGTACATTGTCTTATGATAAGGATAGAACCAAAGGAACTGATATGTTCTATGCCACTCATAATACATTGGATAAGCATCAGTATAATGCTTTGTTTAATCGAAAAATTCCCCAAACCATTTATGACGAGACAGGAAATCCGATTGGAACCGGAATGTTTATGAAGTATAGGATAGACAATTCCATAAAGCGTGATTTAAAAGTAGCAAGCGAAGATTCCGGGGCTGAAGTCTTTAGACAGCTTTACAAGAAGGACCGAGATTTCTATAACTTTGTTACAGATGATGAACGTATGCAGAATTACTTTGTCAGCGATAAGTATAAGTTTAAAGGATACAGAGAAGCCAGAGACGTTCTGAAGAAGATGAAAGATTCAGATTACGTTCCAACCGCTGACGAGCTTCAAAAAGTCTATCGGATGTTTAACTATGTTATTCCATATGATGGTCAGGGCAATGCTCGTGAAGGAAAAGATGTTCTGACGCAAAGAACCAAATTTTTTGCAGCTTGCAAAGATGCTGGTTATGGTGCTGTTCTTGACACAAACGATGCTATTTATGGTGGGTTTAAGGCGAAATCTCCCGTGATAGTTTTCGATATGGAACAGGTTGTTCCAAAAGATGTATACCGGACAAAAGTAAGTGATCAAAGATTTTCGGAGTTGGCATTAGCTGGACGAAAACTTCTCGGTTTATAA